GATCTAATCTTCAAAAAGATCGTGACCAATGGGAAAGATTGAGGTTAAGGGCTTCCGAGAGTTTGAGGATTCGCTTTTAGAATTAGCTCAAGAATTCGGCACGACTAAAGCCAGACGATCATTACTTCCCGGTCTTAAGTCTGCGATGGAGCCCGTAAAAGCGGCGATCCGAGCAAGAGTTCCTGTCGATACTGGAAAGCTACAACTCAAGGTTCGCAACGGCGCGAAGGTTGCAACGCGTAAAGACAAGTCTAAAAAGTATCTTAGCCGCGACACAGTTGCTTTCGGGTTTGTCGATGTTGGCGTTGGCTACAAGGATGCTAAGGGTGAGTACAGGCCAGCAGCAGAGGCTATAGAATTCGGTACGGCAGAGGTTCCTGCTAGGCCGTTTATACGAAACAGTTTTCAATCAATGGCAAGCTCCGCGCTTGATCGGTTAGCGTCTCTCATGAGCGCTCACATGGATCTTTGGGCGGCAAAACAACGAGCAAAGGTTAGAAAATGAGATTACAAGACAAGTTTGGTTCTTCATTTCAAAGGCAAAAATACGCAGACATTGATTTTGCTGGTCATGCGCTAAAGGTCTATCTGCCTACCAGGAAGGAAATGCTTGAGCTTGAGGGCAAGATCAAAAACCCTCCTGATGCTTTGTTAGAACAGGAATACACAAAGCTAGTCGATACGTTTGAGAAACTCTACAAGATTAATAAGACTGTAGAGGTTGAGCGTAAAGACGATGACATCGTGGTTGAGGGTCGAAGCCTAAAAGAAGCATCGCGCTATAAAGCTCAAGAAATCATGCGCGAGATTGCGCTTATCAACTTAGTTGGTTTCGAGGAGGGGCAAGAGCTTTTCGCGCTTTCATACGAAGATATTTCTGAAGCCTTCTCTCCGGCGCAAATTAAGCATTTAACCGAGCTCATCGAAAAGGCAGTAAACCCAGACTACAAGGAAGTCGAAAAAAACTAAAGCGGTCACTATATCGGCAGATTCGGGCGGCGATGATCTTTAACGGTCAGTCTCCTGAGGTCATTGAAAGCCTTGATGTAGTGACCACGCGAGAGTTAGAATTGATGTACCGTGATGGCATGATTGGCGCGAGACAAAACTTAATGTTGATCTCGCATTTGATGGCGATTGTTTACAACGCGCTGTCTAAAAACCCGATCAAAAGCCGTGAGTTTTTCCCGCATCTGGAGGAGTATTTCATCCCTCCAAACTACATGACAAGACAAGAGCGAGACTTCCTGGCGTTTACAAGTTTGCCGGGGTTCAAGTCAGAGTTTTTAGACATCTTAGGGGGAAACAATGGCCGGTAAGCTAATCGCAGCCCTGCAAGTTGCTCTTGGTTTAGAGAGCGCAAAGTTCGTTCAAGAAATTGACAGGGCCAAAGCCAAAACCCGCGAAATGAAAGTCAGTGTCGATGTTCTTGGCACTGCGATGGGCGCGTTGCGACAGCCGATGCTACTAGCCGCCGCCGCCGCTGGAGCATTTGCTACTTCCTTTTTTAAGGCTGCGGATGCGGTAAACGATTTCGCCGAGGGCTCGGGGTTAGCGATTGAGGAGGTCTTAGCCCTTCAGGGCGCAATGGTTCAGGCCGGAAAAGATGCCGATAACGCTGCACAGATGTGGGATCGCTTCTCGACAACGTTGGGCGCTGCCGCTGACGGTCAAAAAGAGCAGGCCGATCTGTTCAAAGAGCTAGGCATAAACATTGCCGACGCTGGCGGCATGTTGAGACCTGAGATTGACATCTTCCGAGACCTAACGTCGGTTCTTTCCGGGATGAGCGCAGGCGCGGAACGCGCTCGATTACAAGTTCAGCTTTTTGGAAAGCAGTTTGCAAATTTAGACATTTCTAAGATCGATCAACTATCTCGAAACACCGATAAGTTTACGGGCGAAGCAAAGCGCGGCGTTCAAACGATTGGTGATATTGGCGATGCTATAGACATCATGGTTGAGAAAGCCAAAGTCGGTTTTCTTAGTCTGGTCGGCAAGGCAAGAAATGCCTGGGATAGCGTCAAAGAGTTTCTTGGCTTTGGTTCTCCAGAAGAGCCCGCCGCTGCTCCGGTGGTTGGCGTTACGCAGGGCGGCAGGCAATCAGGAACTAGGGTAAAAGCTGTTAGAGATTCCGAGGCTGAGTCTCGCGCAAAAGCACTTAAAAGTTACCTTGAAAGTTTAGACGCGCAGATTCTAAAGCTGAAAGAAGGCGAAGAAGCCGCGTTGAGGTTTGAGGCTGCTAAACAAGGCGGCGCTGCTGGCGTTGCAAAGATGGAAGAGATCATCAAACTACGCAGAGAGGAAGCTGAGCAGCAAGAAGAGTTGCAGCGTCTAGCCAAAGAAGCGAGCCAAGAGTTGGCCGCGATAGAAGATTCGCGCAAGATGCGTTTAGAGCAGATCGTTAAGGAATACGAAAAGCAAGTTGAGATTGAAAAGGAAAGCGCTCAGGTTATGCTTGATTTAGGCCAGCAGGCAGAGATCATGGCGAACAAACAATTAGAAGAAATGATGGTCAAGAAGAAGGGCAACGAAGAAGAGTTAGAAATCCTTGAGGATCTTAGGGACGGTTATAAGTCTTTAGGGGCGACAATCATTGAAGCGTTTGCAACAGGCAAGTCAGCGGCGGATGCTTTTAAGACTGCGCTTTCTTCGCTTTTACAAAAATTAGCGTCAAGATCGTTGGATAAATTCCTTGATGCAATCTTTAAGTCTGATGTAACCGGCGCTCCTTCTTTGTTTGAAAACTTTGCATCAGGTTTGCCGGTTATTGGAAATCTATTTGGCAAGCGAGCCGGAGGAGGGCCTGTCTCTTCGGGCGCTCCGTATCTTGTTGGCGAAAGAGGGCCTGAGCTATTTGTACCGAGCTCTGCTGGTCAAGTTATCCCCAATTACGCGATGGGCGGCGCTACCACGGTAAACAACTACAACATCCAAGCGATTGACGTTAAGTCTTTTGAGGATCGTATCCTGGGAAGCTCTAAAGCAGTCTGGGCGGCTAACGCTTACGCGAACAAATCACTTTCGGTTAGGGGCAGAACATGAGCTTCCAAACGATCTTAGACATTAGCCAAACCATAACGGTTAACAACCGTCGAATGGTAGGCCAGCAATACTCAAGATCAGGGCAGGTTAGAACAGCGCTTTACGTTACTTCCGTTCCTTGGGTTTTTACTGTTCGGCCACATTCTTTTCTTTACTATCCACAGGTTCGAGATGTCATCCAGACCATTGACAATCTCGACCGACAGACAGCGGCAAACATAACGTTTAGCTCTACAAATCTTCAATGGTTTACGGCTTATCAAGGGCAGCTAAGCGGCGCTCAGGCAGCAGCGCTAACGCTTGCTTCTGTTCCAGCCGCGAATGCGACGACGATTTCGGTTGGCAATCTTCCTACTATTGCAAGTTCTACGATTGTCTTTAAGGCCGGTGATTTTATTCAGATCGGAAACTATCCTTACAAAGTAACCGCTGAAGTTCTGCGAGGATCGGGGGCGACAGTTAGCGTAACAATTCACAGGCCGATAATCGGAACACCATCAGCGGGAACGCTTACGGCTGTCGGATCGGCTTGTACCTTCAATGTCGTTGCCGAGGTTTGCCCAACCTACACGCTCAAACCCATGACCAACGGCGCTTTTGTCGATTGGGATAATGATTTTGTTTTTAGGGAGTTTGTACAGTGACAACTCCAATGACCGCGTTATCTTCGTCAACGATAACGCACAGTGAATTTGTAAGGCTAGTCACAAGCACAAATACTTATACGTTTTGTTCTGCTGCCGCATCCATAACGGTTTCGGGCATTACGTTTACAGGCTTAGGTAGCCTTCTTTCTGTTGGCGACGTTCAGAGAGATTTAAAGGCAACCTCTGACGACATGCTTATAACGTTGATCGGTATAGACCCAACAAACGTTGCTCTAGTTCTTTCAAACAACATTAAAGGCTCAACCGTCGAGATCTGGCGCGGATTCTTTGACTCCAACTATCAGATCATCACAAGCCCAACGACGCAGTTTTTTAAGCGTTATCAGGGCATTGTTAACAGCGTAAGCCTTAACGAAACATTTGATGAGAACAACCGATTACGAACGGTAGCCTGCTCAATTGCTTGCGCTTCTTTCCGTACGATCTTAGAGAATAAGATCTCAGGCATAAGAACGAATCAAAATACATGGCGAGCGCTTTATTCCACAGACGCAAGCATGGATCGAGTCGATGCAATTGCAGGGCAATACTTTGATTTCGGATCGCCTCCAAAGGGTGGCGGATTGTCAGATCCAAACTCTGGAGACCAACCTAATGTTTATGAGCAAGATCTAACTGGTATATGAGATACGCGACAAAATACGACATGCCTCATTTGGTTGAGATGATGAAGGCATACGCAAACGAAGCAGG